GACTAGCGTTGCGGCCACTAGCACTGACAAATATGATGAAATTAAAAAAAGCCTAGAAAAAGAATTTATTTCAAGGGGCATTGAAAAAGGCGCGGCATCAGGTTTAGCGGCTTCATCTGTTAGATTACAAGCCCAGGCCGATGCTTATTTTAAGGCTAATCCTGATATAGATCCTTTGACCGGTGGCAGGCGCGTACCTTTGGCAGAAGGCGGAATAGTTACAAGACCAACAAATGCATTGATTGGCGAAGCGGGTGCAGAAGCCGTTATTCCATTAGATAGAATGGGTGGATTTGGTACTACTGTAAATGTTAATGTTGCAGGCTCAGTTATATCAGAGGGTGAATTGCAATCTGTAATTCAAGATGCTTTATATAATTTAAATAGAGCAGGTGCGGTAACTCAATTAACAAACTTAGGTAGATAATGCCAGCCGCTAAATTTAGGGCAGAGATTGACTTCTCCGGCGGTGCTTCCTTTGACCCCGCTTTAGTGCTTGATGACCCGGCAACCCCATTAGATATTGCAGTGTTGGGTACTGCCGCCGCCGATACAGTTGATATAACAGATTATGTTACTCAATGTTACATTAGACGTGCCTTTAATAGATCGTCAGATTCTTTTACCGGTGGCACGGCGCGTATAATTTTTGTTGATGAAACAGGTCAATTCAATCCAGCCAATACCGGATCAAGTTTATACGGCAAAATTAAACCAATGCGTAAGATTCGCTTTACGGCAGAATATTTAGGCGTTACATATAACTTAGGTTCTTTTTATATACAAGAATGGAATTACCAAAGCCCTACCGGATTTGATCCAGCCTATGTGACTTTAGCCTGTGTAGATGGATTTCAGTTATTAAACCTTACAACTATTACATCGGTTAGCGGCGGTACGGCTGGACAAACCACCGCACAAAGAATTACAAGTTTGTTAGATGCTGGAGAATGGCCAGGCGGTATGCGTGACATATCAACTACTGCAAGCACTACGGTGCAGGTAGATGATGGATCATCAAGATCATTATTGGCAGCCTGCCAGGTTGTAGAAGGTACAGACCTGGGCGCGTTCTATATGGATGAGCGCGGGTATGCAAAATTTTTATCCCGCAATGACATTATAGTTGCAAGTGGCGGCTCATTGACTTTGTTTAGTGATGTCCCAGGATCAGGTGATGTCACATACCAGGCCGTTCAATTTGATATTTCTGATTTTCAGATGATTAACAAAGTAACTGTAACGCCAACTGGGTTAAGTGGTCAGGTCGCAAGTGATTCTGCAAGTATTGAGGATTATTTCCAACACAGCCGTGTTAGAAGCGGCATTATGCAAACTGATGCAGATGCTTTAAATCAGGCTAAAATGATTATTGCTTCACGAAAAGAACAAGGCGTAAACATCCAATTAAACTCTTTAACGGTAGATGCTTTTGGTGAAGATGATCCAAATCGGGTTGTTGCCGCTTTAAATTTAGACATTTTTAGCCCTATCCAGGTAACCCAAACCTTGCCGGCGGGTAATGTGGTTACAGATTCCGTCATAGCCGGTTTGACTTATCAAATAACACCTAAAACTTTTCAAGTAACATTTACATGCGCCCAGCCTTTTGCCGTAGGATTTTTGCTAGACTCTACCGTTGATGGAATTTTAGATGAAGATTCTTTGGCTTATTAGGGGAGTGTGATGGCAACTTTTTCAGTTGGTCAGGTTTTAACGGCGGCTCAAATGAACAGCATAGCCAATTTATCCGTTCGGGCAGTGACCGCAACATCAGACACATTAGTGGTTACTGATGCAGATAATAAACTTATTACATATTCAAACACAGGTACAACTACAATTACAGTGCCAGCCTTTACAGATGTGGCAATGACTACTGGATCAGTTGTTAATGTTATTAAAATTGGATCAGCCGGAACGGTATCTATTGTTCAAGGCTCAGGTGTGACCATTGCATCTAACGGTGTAGTTTCTACTAACCCAACTATTACTGGACAATTTAAAGCGGCTAGTTTAATCAAAGTCAGTACAGATTCTTGGTACTGTGTTGGTGGCATTGCATAATGTCTTTAATTCTTGGGATACTGGCACAATCAGCCGGTGCAGTTGCCGTTGGTTCTTACGAATCTATTGCCACAGTAACAGTAGGTTCAGGCGGTCAATCTACAATTACTTTTAGTTCAATCCCCTCTACCTATAAGCATTTACAGATTAGGGCAATAGCCAAATCTGCTGGTGCATTTACTCAGGGCAGAGTTAAAGTCAATTCAGATACAAGTTCAGTTTATACGCTTCACCAACTTACAGGTGATGGTTCAACTGCATCATCAAATGGATACGCCAATGAAGCAGGGCCAGTAACTATTCCAATTCGTATGCCCGATACTGCAAATATCTTTGGAGTTATTGTTATGGACATATTGGATTATCAAAACACTAGCAAATTCAAAACAATTAGAACTTTAGGCGGTGCTGATCTAAATGGTTCAGGTAGCATGATTTTATCCTCTAATTTATTTCGTTCAACCTCAGCAATTAGCCAATTAGATTTTGATGGTAATGGTGAGAATTTTGCCCAATACTCTCAGTTTGCCTTATACGGAATACGAGATTAAATATGTCATCAACTTATGAACCAATAGCAACAACAACACTTGGAAGCGCTGCCGCCGATATTACTTTTACAGGAATTAGCCAGAGTTATACTGACCTAGTAGTTATAGTCTCTGCTCGTTCAGTTGCCGTGGGAGCAGAATTTGCAGGATTTATTAGGCTTGGAAATGGCTCAATAGACACTGGCTCCAATTATTCCAGAACTAGATTATTAGGAAATGGATCAACTGCATCATCTGGTAGAGGGTCAAATATAACTGCACTCTCTTGGGACGCTATTCCAGGTTCTACTTCTGCATCTGGAACTTTTTGCGCCACAATAATTCAAATTATGAATTACTCAAACACCACAACAAACAAAACAATTTTAATTCGTTCTAATGAACCCAATAATTATGTTGCGGCCATTGTCGGATTGTGGCGTTCTACTTCTGCAATTAACCAAGTGCGTATTTACGGCGATCAAGGCAATCTTGCAGTCGGAACGATTGTGACCCTTTATGGAATTAAGGCGGAATAATGGCTACTACATATGAGATTATTGCTTCAGTAAATGTTGGTTCAGGTGGTGCTGCAAATATAGAATTTACTTCTATTCCATCAACTTTTAATGATTTAAGTTTAGTAATGTCAATAAGAAATAATGACAGCACTCGTAATGTTGGTTGGGTAAATATCCAATTTAACAACAGTACATCTAATAGAAGTTGGAAAGATATTTATGGAAATGGATCTAATACATTTTCAACTAACGATGCTACAATGCGTATTGGTTCAGCACAGGGAAACTTAGCAACTGCCGATACCTTTGGTAGTGCAACTCTATACATACCAAATTATGCAGGTTCAAATTTCAAATCATCATCAGGTGATGGTGTTGCTGAAAGAAATAATGCAACTACAAATACTGGTTTAGATGCAAACCTTTGGTCAGATATTGCTGCTATTACTTCAATTAAATTAGTGCCAGGTGATGGAACTGGTTGGGTTCAACATTCAACAGCATACTTATACGGCATTAAAAACTCATAAAGGAGAAAACAAATGGCAAAACCAACTAAACTAATCATCAACTGCGAAACTAAAGAGCAGATTGAGGTTGAACTAACTGATGAGGAAATAACGCAGTTAGAAGCAGACCGAGCAAAGGCAGAGGCAAACAAGGCACAGGCTGACGCTGACGCTGAAGTCAAGGCTGAGGCTAAGGCTAAACTGCTTGATCGTCTAGGCATTACAGCAGAAGAAGCAAAATTACTGTTGTCCTAAGCAACATGCATAGAGATGGCAAAAATTTTGGAATTAACTAGCCCTAACGGTTGGCCTGCTAGTGAAAATCGTAAGGCTCTAGGCATTGAATCTTTTAGTGTGCCAGGTACAAAAATAAAGTTTGCCTGTTGTAAAGCCGTTGCGCCATTGTTAGTTAATTTTGCTAAAGAATTTCATGAATTAGTTGAGCCTATTGATCAAGGCCAATTAGATGATTGGGGTTATGCTTTTCGCATGACCAGGGGATCAGATCGGGTTTTAAGCAATCATTCATCAGGTACAGCCATAGATTTAAATGCAATTAAGCATCCTTTGGGCAAGTCAAATACATTTAATAAGGATCAGCGTAATACAATTAACCTACTGATAACTAAATATGGATTGGGTTGGGGCGGCAATTACAAAAAGCGTAAAGATGAAATGCATTTTGAAATAGCATTAACTAGGCATGAAGTACAACAAAAAATAAAACAGTTAGGATTAAAATGAAATTAGATAAAAAGAAAAAAGAAATTATTAAGTCATATTTAAGAAGCGTTGCAGTTGCAACTGCTACAACAGCATTAGCCTTAGTTGCGGATGTTCGGCCTGAGTTAGCAATTTTAGCAGGTGCCGTAGTCGCACCTTTAATCCGCTATCTTGATCCTAAAAATGATCAATTTGGTGTCAACAGTTAATGAGCGTGAACGATTGGGCGGCCTTAGCAGTATCTACGGTCACCATTTTAGGCGCGCTAGTAGCAACTGTTAGGTGGCTAGTTAAGCATTATTTAAGTGAATTGAAGCCTGACAATAATGGCCGCCATAATTTAGAAGGCAGGGTTGCGCGTATAGAGGAAAAGATAGACACGCTATACCAAATACTTATATCTAAGAAATAAGTCAGTCCGATCCCCTACCCTATGGCCATGAGTATGTGCGTGGTCGTACCGACTAGGGGCAGGCCTGAAAACATGTTACGCCTAGCACAAGCATTTATTGATACAAAGGCAGATGCAGACTTATATGCAGTAATAGATAACAACGATCCAAAATGGGATGAGTATTACAAACATGACAATTACTACCAAATTCCGGCACATAATGAAACAGGTGGTTGTGCCAACTCTCTTAATTCCGGTGCAGTTAGTTTGCTTGATATTTCTCGCTATCCTTTTTATCAACTGTTTGTTTTCATGGGTGACGATCACATTCCTAGAACGTTACATTGGGATAGAGAGTTTGAGAAGGCGTTAAGGGGTCAAACCGGCATTGCTTATGGCAATGATTTATTGCAAGGCGAAAATCTACCTACTGCATTTGTAATGACACGTGACATAGTAGATGCATTATGGGGTATGACATTTCCTAAATGTAAGCACCTTTATTTTGATAACTTTGTTAAGCAATTAGGTATTGATCTAGGCGTGTTAAAATATTTACAAGATGTAATCATTGAACATTTACATCCAGTAGCCGGTAAGGCTGAGATGGATGAAGGTTATGCTAGGGTAAATCAACCTGCCTGGTATGAGCAAGATTTACTAAACTTACAAAAATATTTGCGTTCTAAAGCATACGCAGACCTAGTGAATAAACTTAAATGAAAATTAGACTTAGACCAGCACATTCAGAAAGTCAATTAGCAGAAATTTATGCAAAACCTCATCAACATAATAAGTTTGCCGATCATATTCAAAGGGTCAATAAAAGCATAGAATTGTTAAAGGCATTTGACACTTATGATTCTATTGGAGATTTATCAGCCGGTGATGCAACAATTATTAATGCCCTGGATGCAGATAAAAAATACATAGGAGATTATGCTGATGGTTACGAATTTAAAGGCAGTATTGATCAAACTATTGCCAATATGCCTAATGTAGATTTGTTTATCTGTTCAGAAACTTTAGAACATTTAGATGATCCGGAAACTACTTTAAAAAAAATTAGAGCCAAAACTAAGTATCTATTTGTAAGTACACCATGCGGAGAAAAGGATGCCAATAACATTGAGCATTATTGGGGTTGGGATAATAAAGATGTTAAACAAATGTTAATAGATACCGGGTTTGACCCAGTAGAGTATTTTTTATTGGAATTTCCAGGTGGAGTTTACAATTTTCAGATGTGGATTTGTAAATGAACATATTAATTACCGGATCACATGGCTTTGTTGGGCGTGCCTTTAGACGTGCGCTACCCCACGCCAATTTAACCTTAGTAGATTTAAAGCAAGGTGTTGATTGCCGTAAGTTTTTCCAATTAGAAAAAAAGCAATATGATCTTGTAATTCATTTGGCCGCAGTGGTCGGTGGTCGGATGCTTATAGAAAATGAACCGTTAGCCTTAGCGGTTGATCTAGCCATTGATGCTGAGTTTGCATCCTGGGCAATGAGAACTAAACAACCGTATCTTGTTTACTTCTCATCATCAGCCGCTTATCCAATTGAATTACAAACACTAAGTAAAAAACGCCGGTTAAAAGAAAAAGACATTAATTTTAATAAGATTGGCAAGCCTGACATGACTTATGGTTGGTCAAAATTGACCGGCGAAATGTTAATGAATTATTTACGTGAAGAAGGCACAAAGGTACTAACGCTTAGACCATTTAGCGGATACGGTACAGATCAAGATTTGGATTACCCATTTCCATCTATTATTGAACGCGCCATTATGAACGCAAACCCTTTTAACATTTGGGGCAAGGCAACTACTACTAGAGATTTTATACACATTGATGACATAGTTGATGCGGTCATAACTATGGTTAGAAATGATTGTAATCAAACGGTCAATCTATGTACTGGCAGACCCACAACATTTATAGATTTAGCCACAATAGCCTTAAAGGTTTTAGGCCATGAAAAGACCTATCGTAAGAATTTTAAGGTATTAACTGATAAGCCGGCGGGTGTGGCTTATCGGGTAGGTGACCCGACCATGATGAGTGACTACTACACCCCAAAAATTAGCCTTGAAGAAGGCGTTGAACGCGCTATTCGCGGAATT